AAGTCATAGTTCTGTCAGCAGTTAAGTCGTTACCAATCAAAAGTCTACCAGCGTGAGTAGCTTCTGTTAGGGTTACGTTTGCATCTGCTAAAGATACAGGCGCCATAAGAGCGTTTGCAGCTTCACCAATAGTAACCTTTTTGTTAATCGGCGTTCCTGAAGGATCATCAACAATGTGAAGTAAGTCTTCCCTTGCTGTTGCTGTTCCTAAAGAAGTTAATGCCGTGATTTTTTTATCAGCCATTTTATTTTCTCCATTTAATTTAACCCCTTATGTATTCGGGGAATATTAGCCCATACATTGATGTTATCTCGTAAGGGATCAATTAATGCATAGGGTCTAATGACCCTATACAAGTATTTATAATAGTTATTACTAACTAAAATTATGTAGTTGTGACGCCGTTTAAGATAGACGCAGAACCAGAAGTTGATCCAGCCTGTGTTACCGTAATTAAACCAGCAGCGTCAGTTGTAGCGTCTTCTGCTTCGAAGCCATCGATTCCTTGTGTCTCACTTATGATCTTACCAGAACCGTCTTCTAGCATACTAACTCTTCCAACAGGTGTGCCATCGAAACCAGTTCTATATGAAGTTCCAGCAGTGACATCTGTTGCTAAATCAGCACCTTCTAATGTCATTGTTTGAGAGTTCAATAGAATCTTACCGCCTTCATCTGTACCAGATGCAGAAGCATCCATTACTATGCTGTCAGTAATTGTTTGTTCGTCAGCAATACCGTGTATCGCTTCACTATCAGGATCTGCTGCTGTAGCAGTTCCGTTAAAGTGAATATATTTGTCTGTAAAGCCTAAATATCCTGCATCAGCAGATTGTAATACACCTCTGAAAGTTATAACATTTGTTCCTGTTCCAGAATAGTATTGACATGCAACAGTATTATCTTCAGCCATGTCTGTTGCACCCAATCTTGATAACATGATATATGCTTTGTTTGTAACCGTTTGGTTAGCAGAGTAAGCAGCACTTGTAAAAGTGATGTTCTCATCAAAAGTTAATACTAGGTCAAATGTCGCAGCATCAGCATACGCACCTGCAGTATAATCAATTGACAATAAGTTCGCTGAAGCCATCTGCTCAGAAAGATTACGAATCGCAACTAAAATTTCAGGACTAGCAGCAGGGTTGTCGTTTCCTGTTGCTGCTGAAGCAACACCAGGTTGCATAACCCAACCTGTTGTAGTAGCTGCACAAAATTCTCTTCCGTGAGGAGCATTAGAGTCTTCAGGTAAATGCTTAGGTCTACTCGCTACCGCATTTTGTTTACCCCATAAAGCCATTTTAATCTCTCCTTATTAATAAGTTTATTTGTTATATAACATTACTATTTATCAAAAACCTAATTTCTTCAGCTCTTTGATTGTATTTGCAGTATTAGTATGTACAATACCCATACCCCCTGCTGCTTTAAACTGATCTATATTTCTCGGGAAATCGTCAATCAGTATCGCAGGTCGTCTCTTCCCACCACTTTTCATTGCAAATTTTTGCTTGTCTTTTCGTCTTACCAGATTGATATTACTTGAAGATATACTAACATTTCTTCTCAACCAGGTTTTCTTACCTGGTATACAGTTAGGATCTTCAGGTGTGTATGCAGATAGTATGTGTGGATTATACTGTTTGATATAACTCCATAACTGTCTGCCGCCTGGCATCCAAGGCATGTCAGACCAGAATTTTGGATACTTTTTAATGATCGGCCAATATTCTTTTGCCTTATCTTGTGTAAAGATTTTACCTGTTGCTTTCTTTGATTGTGCAATGAAGTCACAAAGCACACCATCCATATCACAATAGATACGAGGTAAATCTCCTTTTGCTTCTCTATATAATTCTTTATAATCTCTCACTAGAGATTCCTTCCCTAGTGTAGGTTTCCAGTGTTGACTTTATTTCCTCCAGCATACTGACCTATGTCTGCTTTAGGATTAATCTCTATCTTACTTTGACCTGTCATTTTTAACTCTTTTTTCTTTTCTACTTTTTTCATTAAAGCACTAGTGTCACCTTTTTTATCTATGATCGCATTTGCCAATCCTGTTCTCAAAGGTACCTCACCTGTTTCAGGATTAGGTTCAGGTTTAACAACTTTGTTCTTTTCATTCTCTAGTTTTTGTTTCATAAGAGCTAATTGACCAGTCAGGTTTTGTATGGTCTGTTCTAGGCCTGCTGTATCTTTTTTAGGTTTCTTAATCTCAGGTGCAGCTTCTGTTTCTTTTTGTTCATTCTGAACCTTTGGATTCTTATCAAGATAATCTGCAATAGTTGTTAGTGTTTCTTCAGCACTTGTGATATAACTCTGTACCCAACCCTCTATGTTGTAGTCATCACTTTTAGTAGAAAGAAAACTCATAATTGTATCAAGTCTTTCTTTCATAACTCTAACCTGACCTACAGCCATAGATACCTCGTGATCGTCTTCTTCTTTTAAACCTATAGGTTTCATGGTTGCTAAAAAACCAGTTTGATTACCATATATTTTTTTAAAAGTAGTTGGGTCTTTTTTACTAATTACACTCATCACATATTCTCTTGGTGATGTATCTGAACCATGAATATGTTTACCTAATGATTTAAAGTCTTTTTTCTTTAATAATTCAGCAGACTTTTTAAACATTGTGTAATCCATGCTTGATCTGCCTAATTTATTTGCATAAGAGTCTATCTCTCTAGCAGCAGCATTCTCATACATGCTTTGATATGCTTCAGAAAATGTTTGTTTATATTTCACTATTACACCAATCCTCTTGTTTTTAAAACTGCTTCCTCTAATGAACCAGGTTTAGTTTCTAGGTATCTTTTGTTTTCAGATACTTGTTTAGTTCCTGCAACTGCCTTCATACCTTCTTTTGCCTTAGGTGCGTCTTTTACTTTAGACATATCAGCGTCTTTCTTAGCGCCACCCTCTGTTCCTTTAGAGTCCATTTTCTTCATAGGTTCTTGTCCTAACGCTTCTTCTTTTTTCATCTTCTTCATTGCCATCATAGAGCCGTATTCTTTTTTCATAGAACCTTTTGACTTTCTTAACATTGCAAAATCTTTTGCGTCAAGATCGCCATCTTTATCTTTATCTAATTTCTTTTGACCGCCTACTAGATTTTCTTTTTTATCACTCATTTTTTTAGCGATTGCTTTTTGTAAAGCAGGTGGTAATTTTTTCTGTGCAGCTGATAGACCCTCTTTTAGATCATCTACAAATGCAAAAAATGGTTTTTGATCTTCTGGATTTAACTCGCCAAGGGAGCTGATTCCCAGATGCCCCATAGCAGAATCAAATCTTTCTTTATATGATTCACTCATTGTTAGTTCTCCCTTGTTTAGTTTAAATTTACTTTCGCCTATGCCCATTTTCTTTTTAAGCATATTTGTTGCAGTAGCATATCTAACAGAGTCACCATCTTTACCATATCTTTTCATAAAGTCTTTCTTAGGTAATTCGTCTGCCATCTTATGTACTTTTTTAATTTGTGATTTTGTTAAGTCTGCTTCTTGTATTGGTTCTACACCCTCAAAGTCAGAGTATTCTTCCCAAGCAGATTCTCTAACTGGCATTTTCTTTTGTATCATTCTTGATAGTGCTAGACCTGATAAGAAAGGTATCTTTTTCTTTCTCAACTTATCTAAAGAGCTGTCAGGTATTCTATCAAATAATTTTCTTAATTTATTAGCATTCTGTACAGACATTGTTTTGCCTGCTAAATCTTTATATGCGATTGCTAATTTGTTTAATTCATCATCTGAAAACTCTCTTAATTCTGTTCCTCTTACAGCAGCTCTAAACTCATTGTCTTCTAGGATATCAGATAGTGGCTCAGAAAAATCTAATTCGTTTTCTTCTATCATAGCAGACACATGTTTAATGTTTGCTTGTTTAAGCGCCATCTTAGTAAACTGATCCATATTAGCAAGAAAGCCTTTTAATCTTTCTTTGTCTTGTGGCACTAATGTTTTCTTATGTTGCCAAGTATTTTTGATTGTGTTGATTTGAGCTTGATTTAGTTTGCTCTTATACATGTCCTCAACACCTTCAGAAACAAAGTCTTTACCTAGAACAAGATCAACATATTCTTCCTTAACACAGTTAGGAACCATTCTACCATTTTTCTTTTTCATTCCTACCATTTTGTAACCAGACCAGCAAGGAGTTTTATCGTCTTTTAAAGCTGAAAATGATTTAGTCATTATTTACTACCTCTTACTTTTTTAGCGAGGTCTTTATCAGCGCCGCCCCATGTACCACTTGACTTAGTGACAAATGAGTTTACCCTTGCAAGAGCCCATTGTTGTTGAGTAGCGCCAGGTCTATGACCACCTTTCCACGCAGCCATACCTCTGTCATAAACTTTCTTTAATATAGAATAAGGCATACCTGTTTTCTTTGCCTTGTTTTGAACAGCTGTTATGGTTTCATCAAGACTTAATTCTTCATTTTTAGGTTTTATAGTGAAAGGAACTTTCTCTAATTTATTTGAGAATACTTGACCACCCATTTTTTTGATGTTGTCAGCATACATATCAGCGTCATGTTTATTTCTAAACACAACCACCATTCTCTCTTTGTCTTTGATTCTTTTAAATCTTATAACGTGTGCTTGTTCTTCGTTTAATCTGATTTCTTCTAATTCTTTTTTTGCTTCTGCAATCTGATTTTCTAATTCTTTTACCTGTTCTTCCATGCTTGTTTCATCTGCAATATCTTTTTCTAAAGTCTTTGCTTGTTTGTCATGTGTTTTAACAGATTTTTTAAGTTGTTTGATAATAGGTTTAATTGTTCTCTCGTCACCCTTGTCTAAGTCTTCATATTTAGGACTTACTTTTTTAGTGCCGTCTGCTCTTGGGATTAAACCTTTTGCTTTTAAGTGTGCCTTGTCTGTGAACCCAGCATTGCCAGATTTAAATCTTTTCATAGCGTCAGCCGTATTCGGAGCTTTCTCTCTAACTTGTTGTAGAGCTTCTCTCATATCTACTACTTTTACCATTATAGTTCCTCTTTCATACGTTTAACAGCCTTGTTCAGTTCCTCTTGCCAACGCTCTTTAAACCTTTTCTTATATTTATCAATTGTTTCCTTTTCATTTGCAAATTTTATTATATCTTCGGACTTTATAGTTTCCGTGTATTTTCTGAAGTTTTGTATGGGTTGACCAGGTGTCATCTTCATTGTATGCTGAGCATACTCATCTGTGCCTATTTCGTTATATTCATCAATAGGAAATGCCTTTTCTAATTTGTCTAAAAAACTCTCTTTCTTTGACTTTTGCATTTCTTTAGTCTTCTTTTTCATCTGTTCGATATATCTTCTAAAGACTGCTGCTTCTGCTGTCTTACCCATTTCTCTTGCTCTCTGTTCCATTGCAATCGCAGCTTGTATTTTGTGAGCATGTTTCTTACCAGAAGCCTTGATCTTTGCAACACTGGCTCTCGCCTTTGCAACATCTTTGAAACCTAGACCATGAATAGTGCCTTTTGGATTTTCATCTGTATATAGATCACTATGTTTCTTACTGCCTGCAGGTTGACCTTTCTTTCTAGGTATTCTAGGTGCTTCATCAAGAGGTTGTAGATCATACAACCATGCTTTCTTTATCAGGCCATCTACTTCATATGAAACATAATTAGAGCCTCGTCTAACTATCATGCCTTGTGAGCCATCCATATGTTCTATCATATCACCCACATTAAATATTTTTTCTTGATGATATTCTTCTCTTATATCATTGTTTATAAAGTCAGTAAATTTATCCACATAACTCTCTCTAATGTCCATACCTTTTCTTACAGCGTCATATAATTTTCTAGTATCTGAAGATGATAGACCAACAACGCCTCTAGTAAAGTTTCTGTAATCACCATTCTTTGCCATCTCTCTCATTTTAGAAGCTGACATACCTGTCACGCCTTCAGCGTCAGGATCTCTCTCACCAGATGACATTACTTTAATTGATTTGTAATTATATTCTCTGCCGTTATACTTATCTGCAAGTGCTTGAAACTCTCTTATTCTATCACTACCTGCGACCATGATAATTTCACCATACATCTTGTTATAAAATTTTAGTATCTCCATAAATGTTCTTTGTGTACCACCTGCAGCTAATATCTTATTTTGTGGAAACATCTTTTTCATAAATCTAACTTTAGTGTTTACATCTAATGGATTCTTTCTACTGTCCTGTGAGGCGCTAGCGTAAACAACATGGTTTGCGTTGTTCTTTCTACCAAAAGCAAATGTCAGTTTTTTGCTACTACTTAACGCCTCATGGACTGCCCTCGTTTCACTTTGGGCAGATTCTACATAACCACCTTTCAATGAATCTATTTCATCTGGTGAAACTTCATCATCATCTAATATCTTTTTACATCTTTTGAAAAAAGTTATATAGTGGTACTTCTCTAACATCTTATAGATAACTGCTTTAGGTAATCTATTCTTAATACCATATGCTCTTATCTCATCTGGTGTCATGTCTCTATCAAACGCTGCTCTTCTTTCAGCGTCAACTTTATCACCAATGTCTATGATGTCTTGTAAATCTTTTTTAATTTCTTGTACTTTACTTTCTATTCTATCTTTTATGTCTCTAACATCTCTTGGCTCTAATTCTGTTAGATCATCATAATCAATTACATCTCTTTTTAGTTCGCCCTTAATTACATCTATCTCTTGTACCTTTTTTTCAAAATCTTTTAGATACAAGTTTATATCAAACGTAAAGTCTTCTGGTCTTTTTATAAATCTATCACTCTCAATATCAAAAACAGCATCTGCTTTTTCATTTTGTTCATCATACGTTTCTCTATCTGTAAGTATGTAATAGTTTATAGGATGTCTTGAACCTGGTATCAACATGCCTTGTATGTTATCAGGATTGTTAGCAGATAAAAACTTCTTGGATAATCTTAATCTTTCTTCTTCCTGTTTTTCTTGTGGCACATCAAATAGAACATTGATGTCTAGATCAGCGTCATCTCTATATCTCTTTGTAAGAATAGAACCTATCAATGTTGTTTTGATTACAGGATATTCTTTTTCAAATTCTTTAATCTGTTTGTCTATCTGTGCCTTAACACTTGCTTTAATTTTAGGATCATTTGTTTCTTCATCATCAAATACGTTAGGTGCATATGTTCTTCTTGGTATATCAATAACACTTTCGTTCATTGATATTGTTATATTAGGATAAATCTGTTTTGCTAATTTTACAGATGCATAGTGGTCAGATGGATAGTGCCAACCTGCATATACTCTACCCTCACCACATTCATCAGCAGCCATCATTAATGTTTGTTTATGTTCAGGATATTTCTCTGCATAATACATAGCAACCAGTCTTGATTGTAAAGTATGACCAGATGGATATGCTGGTGTTTTCATTGTATCACTATCTAGTGGCATATGGTCAAAATCTTTCATGCCTAATGCCTCTGCAAGATTGTATGGTCTAACTCTTTGAAATTTATTTTTATAGTATCTTACTATGCCTGATCCAATAGTCGCAAGTTTTTTAACTGTTGACTCTTTGTATTCTAGATTGTTCTTTTTTAAAACTTGTTCTACTGCATATGCAACTTTATCATCATGGTTTTTAACACTTTGCTCAATCTCAGGTGTTCTACCTTTCATCAAGCCTTGCATGGATTTTAATTCTTCTCTAGTCTTGCTACTTGTATTCTCAGTAGGTTCTTCTATTCTTAATTCTTTGTAATCACCTTTGTAATTCTCAACAGGTTTCTCCTCAACCTTTGCGTGACGAAGGCTATCTATGTCCATGAATTTTTCTGAGATTGTTTTTCTTAGTTGATTAAATGTTTTCACGATCCGTTACCACCACTATTGTTGCCGTTGCCACTATTTCCATTACCATTTCCGTTGCCGTTACCATTACCGTTGCCGTTGTTGTTATTGTTGCCATTAGATGTATCAGTATTATTTCTGACACCACCTAGATAAGGATAATATCTACTCACACCAGTAGGCACACAGACCTGTAATTTCTTATCAAATCTATATCCTGGCGGGCACTTCTTTTGTTTCTGTGCCTGCAACATAAACTGTTTAAATTTATACATTTTATCCTCTTACCCAATCTTTTGCCATTGTAAAGTTTGCTCTACTAAAAACTAATCTATCAACTAGTTTTACAGCACTGCCCTTATTGATGGCAACATAACCTTCTGGATTTGTTGCTTTGTATCCAGTAGATGTTCTCATAAAAGAACCAATACTTTGTATTTGATTTAATTTACTTAACAATAAACTTTTTGCTCTTTGTAAAGTTATGTAAGTTGCGATAGCAAAATAAAGACCTTGTCTATTAGGTCTTAGTATTTTCATACCTGCTTCTAATATCTCGGTATACTTTTGTTTTGCTTTATCTGTCTTTTTATCTTTAATTTCTTTTTGTATTCTGCTTCTAAAGAACACCTCAAAATTATTTGTTAGTGCTTTAGCATTACCTATCTTTGTGCCTGCTCTAATATATGTATTGAAAAATGTTTTTAGTTGAACACCTAGAGACAAAGGACCTTTATCTTTTTTAATCTTATCTATGAAAGCACCTGCCTTGTAAGCAGAGCCCTCTGCCATTCTTAGAATAGCGTCAAACTGTTTTTCCTCACCCTTGGTAAAACCAGGATCTTGTGCTTGTTTGTATCTTGCGTCATCAAAGAATATATTTTTGTTTGATTTAAGACCACCTACACTTGCACCAAAACTAGCTTTTAGTCCTCTCATTGTCTTTCCTGAATATGAAGTGTGAAATATTATACCAATTTTTGCTGCTCTAATTCTGTTGTACATATCAACACTAGTTGCTGGTATAGCATATGTTATGGTATTGGGTGTGAATACTATTGACTTCTCGCCATTTACTACAGCGTTCTTTTTATCATCTGTAAATAACAAGTCGCCTTGTAGAACACCTTTGATCCCTAGAGAGGGCAAATACTTTAACGCAACAGCCAGTTTATCCGCCAGTGCGCCGCCGTGATTTCTAGAAATATCTGACACGGTGTAATTTATTTTAGGTGTTGCGTTAAATATAGACTTGGTACCCACAAAGAACCTACCGTTCTCTGGATTCGTACCTGCAAATACAGCAGGTGCACCGTCCCATTTAACGGAAACATTCGACCCGCCTTTGCCGCCTTGAAGCATTTTTTTTATAGACTTTAAAAATTCAATCGAGGTTCTTGCCCCTTGTGTCCCATTGTTTATAATTTCGTCTTCTAAATGTTCAAGGTGTGTATTTTTATCTTCTATAAGATACTTTTGAAACCCTTGCATTTAACACTCTTTCCATTTAATATTGTAAATATTTATATTACTTGGCAATTACAAACTTACCTGATTTAGGTGCTCTAGATGTCACATAAGTAAATATACTTCTAACAAATTCAGTCTTTACTTGTGGTTTTTCTTTTGCTAGCCAACCTGATATAACAGGCATAACTCTGTTAATAATGGTTGTAGCACTTAATTCACCTCTTCTTTTATCGTAAGCTTCTTTGCCATACTTATTTCTATATTCTGTTTTTGTTTTCTCATGTATTTTATTTTGTGCTTTAAATAACTCATTTCCTATCTTATATTGTTTTAAAAATTCTGCACCGACTTTTGCATTATGTTGACCTACTAGTTTAGAAAATGCGTCAAATGATGTAAGAGAACCACCTCTTGCCTGAGCACCTTTGTATGTAAAGTCAACCTTCCATTGACCTGCTGAAGGTTCATGTCTTATCTGTATCTTACCCTTATCACCACCTTTAGAATCAACTACTCCTAACAACATATCTCTTTGTGGATCTTGTGGTGTAAACCAAACTTTACCTGCTTTCATTTCAATCTTATATAGGTCTTTGTAATTAACATCTTTTAATAATTCTGCTTTATCTTTATCATCAAAGTTTACTGGTTGTAGTTGAACCTGTCTTATTTGTTTTTTTAATGATAGAGGAAATAAATCACCAGATTTCATATTTTCATTAATTAATATATTTAACCTGTCTATATTATATGATCCTTGATTTGATACTGCAAATAATAATTCTTTACTCACATTTCTTTTTGCAGCGTCACTAGCAAAATACATATCAGCAGGACTCCATTTATTAATATCACCAAATGATGGTTGTCCTAGAGTAGTCCAGTATTTTGTATTTTTATTTGCTATCTTAAATAACTTCTCTATATTACCCATGATAGGACCATCACCTCTTTTGTATAGTAAGTTATTAATTCCTGGTGTCTGTATTCTATTAAATTTTGTATAACCTAATTTTGACATTAATGTTGTAATATCTTTTATTAGTTTTAAAGCTATCAAAACAGATGAGCGATACCAACCACTTTTGTCCTGAGGTCTATTTAAAAAATCCTCTATACCTTGTAAAGAAGCACCTGGGGTGTCTATGGCTTTATATGCTTGATCTATCAACTTCCTGTTTGCAGCTTCAAACTCATTGTAATTAGTATATTTTGTTAGGTCTAATACCTTTGGTGCTTTTGATAAACCGACAATATCGGCTATGGCACAGAATAGTGCTTGTGCTGATTCCCCAAATTTTGTATCTGTTGCTGACATATTACTATTTATTAGTGGCGGGAGCGAAGGGACTCGAACCCTCGACCTCCTGCGTGACAGGCAGGCGTTCTAACCAACTGAACTACGCCCCCATTATTCTGGTTTAGATTCCTCTTTTTTCATACCGTCTGTTGTGCCTTTGAAAACTAATGACACTCTAAACTTGTCTGTTTCAACTGCTCTTGCAACATGAGGTATTCTGCCATCAAACAACACGACACGACCTGCTCTCGGCCAATATGACTTCACAATATTTTTTGCGTCACTACCTGTTATGCCGTATGGTGTGTTTATTGCCATCGCTCTCATCTCGTCATTTAGATTAGGTGTCCAGAACTCAATCGATCCACCATCTTCAGGTTGCCAATCAGGTGTTAGATACACTATTACTGTATATTGATTAGCAGTCCATCCGTCAAGATGTATGCCACCAGATTGATGTTTGCCATGACCATTAAGATAATGCCTCAATAGTTTCATACCAGGATTAACTTTATCCCATATCTCTTTGACCCAATCTTGCTCTATCTCATATTCTTCTCGTTTAGTATCATGACCACCAAGATGAATATGTTTGTAACCAGATGTCTTTGCCTCTGCTTTCATCTCTTCCGATGAATACCAACCGTCTTGCCAGTCTAACTTCATAGCAATATCATGGTATCTTTTTATATCTTCTTCAGGTATTGTGCCATCAGAAGCTCTAATAGTTCTATGATAATCGCCACCAAGCATGTTGCTACCATCGGTAGTTAGATACTTACCATCAGGTTGTTTCATTATTATTTCACCCATTATATTTTTCCCATTGTCAAATGTTTAACGACACCTCCTTGAGGTACCCATTGTTTATGTTTATTTTGAAAGTCAGCAAGTTTCTTTGCTTCATCTTCAAAATGAGCAGCTGTCAAGATACTACCAGTTGGTCTTTCGATTACCAACCACCTCATCTTACCTTGCCACTTACTCAGTTTTGTTTCATAAAACATTTTGTTTTTAGAAACTGACTTTGCTGGTTTTCTATCACCAGGAAAAGTCCTGACTTTATTGTTTCGTTTCTTCTTTTTTCTCATCTTTTACTAGTGCTTCGTCTGTTAAGCCTTTAGTTATTATATCTTTATGATGTTTAATCAAAACTTTTGTATTATCAAACTCAGCTGACAATTGTTTCTGTCTCGCTTGTTGTTGAGAGACTTGTACAATTGAAGACTTTACCTCGTCTGAAAGTTTAGACTCATCATAAGACTTGCCATCAATGGTGATTGCCATTTTATTCTCCTTTTAATTGTATATTACTAGCAGCCATTTTACCACGCTGCTCAGTTAGTTCATACTCAACTGCTTGTCCATCTTTTACAGATGAAATGTTAGCAGCCTGTAATGCTGACACATGTAAAAAAGCGTCTTTATCACCATCATCTGGTGTAATAAATCCGAAACCTTTTTTAGTATCAAACCATTTTATTTTTCCTGTAGCCATTTTATTCCTTTTTAGGTCGTTATATTTTAAAATCTGAGAACTGACCTATTTTTTTCTCAAATTTTCTTTCAGTTGTTTGTCCACTATCAACTAAATCTGTTTGTGCGTTTTGTTCAACGTCATAAAATCTCATCTTTGATCTATCAACACCTAATATAAATTTTCTATTTACTGTTGGATCATTATATCTATTCTTTAATTGTTTAACCATGATCTGATTCTTATCATCTAGTTCCTCACTAGATATCAAAGCAAACATGAAGTCAGCAGTTGCAGGTAGACCAAAACTCTCAGATGTATCTTCAAGACCTACATCACTACTCACAAAACCACCTCTAGTAGTTTGAGTAGCAGAGAATATAGGCAGATCATTTTCTACTGCCATGCCTCTTAATTCTTCAGCGATTGCTTTGATGTAAGTATAACTATTGACGTTTGCACCTGTTTTAAATCTAGCACTAGAACATATATTTAAATAATCTATGAATACAATATCAGGTTTAAATGATTTCTTTAATGCAAGCTCTTTTATTAATGCTTTGAAATGACCTGTATGAGCAGACGCAGTAGGATATTCTTTGATAATTAATTGACCTGTTGTCTTACTTTGTAATTTGTTTATCTTTGTCTCATACATTGCATATGGTAATTCTTCTAGATCACTCATGCCAACATTTAATAAGTTAGCGTCTATTCTTTCAGCGATTCTTTCTTCAGCCATTTCTAAAGTAATATACAAAACATTTTTGCCTTGTAATAATACAGACGAAGCAAGGTGTGTCATAAACATTGTCTTACCAACACCAGTACCTGCAAGACATATATTTAAGGTCTTACTTGGTATACCACCTCTTGTGATTTTGTTGAAAAAATCTAAATCTAATTGTAATCTTTCCTCTTTCTTTTTATAGAAATCAAATCTTTCTTTTGTTTCTAATAGATAATCATGCCCTACTTTTTGATCGAAAGAAACAGATAATGCCTCTGATAACATTTCTGGAAGGTATTCAGGTGTATGTTTTTTATCTTTGCCATCTATGATCTGTATGCCACCTAAGATAGCATTATGTATGGCACGATCTTTACAAAACTTTTCTGTTGTGTCTCTCAACCAATCCATGTTGACTGGTTCTTTATTTAATGTAGAGATAATATCTGTAACCTTTTTGTATTCATCTTCATTTACATTTTTACTACCATTCATCTCAATAGACAAAGCCTCTTTAGAAGGCAGAGCATTATACTTATTTACAAAGTTATATATCTCTGTAAATAATATCTTCTCTAATCTATCTGAAAAATATTCCTCTTTGATAAAAGGTAAAACCCTTCTGGTATATTCTTCATTGTAAATAAGATTACTTAATACTGTTCTCTCAATTCTTTCCATCTTTATCCTTTTTAGTTTTTAGCTCTTCGTCTAGTAATACAACTAGTATGTCGCCTATGTGGTTAACAAATTCTTGACTATCTGTATCTGCGTCTATATTATTTTCTATAATAGTATAGTCAAAAACCATGGGCAACGCACCCTCAGGCGTCTTTTCAGATTCAGGCCTGAATCCTACCTTACCGTATTTGTAAACTATGGATGAAAATGGACCACTAATAAGTTTAAGCGCTGTAAAATCCTCACCAGGTTTTTCTACAAACACATAATCTTCCCTATGTTTAGGGTTAGTCGTCTTGTGTAATTTCGGTATTGTTATTTTCTGTTTCTCCATATTTAAACTCTCTACCACAAACATCATCTAGTTGTTTTAGTATATCATCTGTAAAGTATTTTGTCGGGTCATTATTAATTGTCTTACCAAATGTTTTTGATCCGTCTGGTAATTCAATTCTAGTAGAAAC